TATCCAGTCGTGCCTGCATATTTTTATCTTTTTAATTTTAATTATTTTCTTTTTCTTCATACTATTGTTTTTGTATTAGGTTAACCCTGTCATAGGCATAGTTCACAACTTCATTCAGCAATAAGTTAGGTGGAATTGTATTTGCTTTGTCTTGTAGGTGGTGCATAAATGCATATGTTTAATTTCTTTTGTATTCCCAATACACCTGCACACTTGTTTCATATCCTTTTACCGAGTTGTAATGCTCCATAAAATTGTTATATTCTTCTTTAGTTAAAACATTTCTTTCTGGGGATATATACAGGACATCTTCTGCTAATATGTTTTCTGGCAAACTATCCACTATTTCTTGTTCCCACTTTTCTTTCTCTTGAGATATGAGTTTAGAGATGAAGTTTTTAAGTTCTTCTCTTACATCAGTATTATCTACTTTTTCTATTGTTGCACCCACTGGGAGTAAAATTGAACCTGATTGTAAGTCTGCTAAATTATATTTAATATCTCCTTTCGCCATAAATATAGGTGGTTTATTATCTTTTGGAGGTAAATAAGAAAATTGTCTATCAAATTCTTTTTCCCAGTTTGTTTGTTCTTTTGTCATGTTTATTTATTTTTATTTATAGGATAGCATTTATTACAATTGTTTGGTTCTAACATCTTATCAACAATGTCTAGTGCCTTTATAAGTTTTTCTTGGTCTTTTTTTGTTTTAGGGGCAGTCTTTTCTTCAAAATATTCTTCTAATCTGTTTAATAAGTTACATTCGTTTGCGTTTATCATATTTTTGTTTTTAATTTAATCAGGGATGGTGATATTGTGGGGCTTCTAACTTTTTGCTGAGTCCGTATTTATAGATGTGGTAGAAACATCTTTTTGTAATTTCTTTTTGATATGGTTTATATGTGCTTTATAAAGAAACTTTGCCATTGCTTTTTCATCTTGACTAACATCACCATTTACAGACATTTGCACATCTGTGTCTTCTAACATCTTGATAACACTTTCGTTCCACTTTTCTTTCTCTTGAGATATGAGTTTAGAGATAAATTCCTTTAACTGCTCTGCCGATGTATCTACATATGGGACTAGCCATCTAGTTCTAATTTCGTCTGCAGGATTATAAAAATTAGAGTCCCTTACAAATATTTCTTCAAATTCTTTTTCCCAGTTTGTTTGTTCTTTTGTCATGTTTATTTAATAATATTATTTATTATATTTATAATGTCTTCTTAATTTTTTGATTCAATTATATATTCTTTTAAATATTTGCATAAGTTATTGCCAATTTCAGAAGCTCTTTCTCTTGAAACATCTCCGCTAGAAAAACTATATATCCTATCTCCTGCCATTGCACAGATTAGTTCTGCTAATTGTATTTTTGCTTTTTTCTCCGCTTGTCCTACACATAACTTTAACTTAATTATATCGTCAGTAAAAATATAGCCTATTTCTTTAACTATACTATCTATACTCCAATCTGTTTCTTCCTTGAGACTTGTTGATTGTTTTGGTTCAATAGGGCAAATTATATGCCTATTTCTCATTATTGGGTCTCTTTCTACCAATTCTTCTTGTTTTGGTTCAATTTCTTCTCTATAACACGCTAGACAGTTACCTGTGTTTTTGTGTTTACATTCTTGTTTATCTGATAGAGCTTCTAGGAGTTGGTTTACAACATCATTAACATCATTATGTCCGAAGTTTTTATCGTCTTCCCATGCACCTGCTTGTTTTATTTCCTTTCCATTTATTCGGTACACCTTATTTTGTGTGGTCATATTTATTTTAATGTTTCTGCTAAAAGAAAGCATAGAGACATGAACATTGCTACTAAGAAAATTACAGCAGTTATTTCCATATCTTATTTTTCTTCTTTATCTTCTTCGGCTTCGACTACAGCTTGTGTTTCTACTGCTAGTAGTTCTAGAGGGATTTGTTCTTCTCTTATTTCATCTGAAAGAACTCTACCTTTTTCTCTTCTACTGTCTACTGCTGAGTAGGCATCATGTGCTTTTGCATAGTCATGATAGTTGTTAAACTCGTGAGTTACACCACCCTTCATTGTTAATTTGTATGATTTCATATATTAGTGTAGCTTTTTGCTACTATCTAAGTGTATACCTTTATAATTTCTTTGCAAGTTTCTTGGTGGATAACTTGGCCCTATAAATTCTCATCCTTTCCTTTATCTTATGTTTTTGAAATAAGTCATAAGCTAGTATTGCGTACAGTCTTCTTTTGGTCTTTTTAGGTGCTTTTCTTACTATTAGTTCTAATTCTTGTTGTGTCATGTTTTATTTGATTATTGAGTTATATTCATTGCCTACACTGGTAGCCAGCTTTTTGGAGATGTTTATCGTTGCATAACACCAGTCTAGGGTTAATTCAGCTCTTTTATATTCCTTGTAATAGTCGGTAGCCTTAGCTTGTGTTTCGCAGTAAGAGTTAGAGTAGTATTTACCGTTCTCATCTTTACTGTTTGACAGCCTTGCTTCTTCTTTTCTGTACTCATGCTCGTTGTCTACCATGATTTCTATAAGCTTAGGTATATAGTCAGACAGGGCTTGAGCGTTAGCTAAGAGGTCGTCGTACAAGTTATTCTGTCTAGCCTTTAAGTTAGCTTGTCTGATTGTCTCAAAAGTTTTGTATATTTCGTTCATAAACTAAAAGGGTAAGTCTTCATCTGGAGCTATACCGTCTAGTGGATTAGAGGACATAGGGTGAGGCTTACTGTATTCTTGATAGTCAGCGTCTGTTTGCACTTTACCTTTAAGCTCTAGCATTAGGTCACTTTTGATTTGTGCCAGACCTGTTTTAAGTAGGTCTTCTAGTTTTTTAACACGTTTTTCTAGCTCTTGTACTTTTTCTTCTAAAGCTTTTAATTTAGCTTCATTTGCAGATTTACTAGATGGAAATTCAAACTTTAAGTTTATTCTACCTTGATATTCTTCTTCAAAAACAAGAAGCTCTACTTTATCTCCAGCTTTTAATTTTTCTATATCTTCTTTTGCACCAAAAGACATACCATATAATCTTGGCTTGTATTCTTCACAAGTTAAATTACACATGTAAAAAGGTTTAGGTGGAATTGTTTTCCCCTCTTTGGTTTTACCTTCTTTTGTCATACATAAAGTACCGTCTTTCTTTTTATCAGTCCAAACAAAATCTGTTAATGTTAATGTTTCTAATGTTTTTGGTTTCATATATTAGTTGTATCTTATATCTTCTTCTTTATTAATTCTTCCGCCATTTGCTTCTCTAGTTATCTTAGCAAATACATTTTTTATCAGATTTACCACGTCTTTTTGAGAGTATAGCTTATCTGTTCCTAGGCTTTCTACATCTTCCATTTCTAGCCTGTTTTCTACCATGTACTTGTGTAGGAGTCGTAGGAAAGGAATTGGTTGCAAATTAGAGGTATTTTGAGCCTTCTGGGAGGCATTATACAGCTCTAGTAAACGATTATGTTCTGCTATTGCTTCTTCTGCTTCTCCTTCGAAATGACTTTCTAGGTAAGCGTATTGAGCAGTTGGTATTCGAATTGTAAATTTCATATTATTCCCTTTAATTTTTCTATAATTTCTTTTTGTTGTTCGTTTAACTCCTTTAACACCTTGATAAGCTCCTCACAGCTTTTAATGTATTCTTCCATGTTTAGTAATGTTCATTTGATAATGATTCATCAAAGATTCGACTTGCACCTTCTTTGTTATCTCTACCTTCATCATGTAAGTCTTCTCCTACAAAAGAGAAGCTTTGATGTGTTTTCCAGTAATTAAAATATTTTTCTATTTCTTCAGCACTAAGTGGTAAGTTGTTTAGGATTTTTAGCACCTCTTGCTCTTTTACATTTTCTTTTTTCATATTATATGTAGCTCTTATGTCTACTCTGCTATTGTAGCATAGTGGTGTTTTCTTTGCAAGTGGATATGTGGATAACTCTAATCATAGTCATTATAGGCTTCCTCGTATACTATCCACTCATTATACTTTGGCCTTAATCTATCTCTTACTTCTTTGGTCAAAATGGTTGTGTTTATCCTTTTCTTTAAATTACGTCTTTTCTTGGGTATATATTTAGTGTTTAAAGATATACCATTCCAAGAGTGAGTTTCAGGTACATAGATTTTCTGTTTGATAAAGCTGGCATTGCAGTAATTGCACATGTCACCTATTTTGGTTTCATAAAAGAGATAGTCTTGTCTATTTTTTAAACAAAATCTGCACGCGGTTGACATAGCCTCCTTTCTAATTGTTTTATCTCCGCAAACGTCGACTCCATCTGCCCAACTATCCATTGCCTGCCCTCTTCGTTAAGTTCTAGTTCTAATTTTTCACCGAGACACCACAGTTGGTTTCTAAGCTCTTTGATTTGTAATTCTATTTTTCTGATATTTTGGTTGTTTAGTTCCCACATAGTTTTGTTTATTTTTAAGTTACATTGTTCACAAATATTACCTTTAGCTTTATAGCGAGCCTCGGTAATGATTAATACCTCTTCACACCAGCCACAACGATTCGTTTGGTGCCAAGGTGTATCTGGCCCAAACTTTAGTCTTAGCTCTTCTAAGTTCATATTGTTTTGTTTTTAATTCTTACCTCCTTGATTAAGTTCCAAATTCTAGCACCTACATTTATTTTAAATTTTATAGAATCATTCTTGGCGTCCATAAGTATGGCCTTGAGTTGTTGTTCACTAAAGCCTTTGGTTTGATTACATATCTGTAGTATCGGTTTGTCTACAAGAGAAGCTATTTCCTTTCTTAACTCATAGAGAGGATTAACTTTCTTTGGTTTTTTGATTTCGTACTTTGAGAAATCAAGTGTAGTGTCCGGGTTGTCTCTTCTGTCTTGCTTTCTGGCATTCTCTATGCTCCAGTTCATGAACGGGTTGGTTTTCCTACAACTTGATAATAGTAGTTGTTCCAGTGTTCTTTTTTAAAACCTTTTTGTTTACCTGTAAAAGTTATGAACGACCAGCCTTCATTTTGTAGGTCAAGGATGATAGCTGAGAGTCTACTAATGTAGTTTTTTAAACAGTAGTTACGACTTATCACTCCATGTTTTATTAAGTTGTCGACAACAAACTGTTTTTGAGTTTGTTTACTTTTCATATTATCCAACCCAAGCAGTTAGTACGGTTCCGATAATAAAGGCAATCGTTGCACAAGAAATTAAGTAGGCTCCAAAATCTAATACTTTAGCTAACTTCTTAAAAGGTTTTCCTTTTTTAGTTCTACCGTCTAGTATATCCCAGTGTTTATAATTAGTTATAATAATTTTAGAGTTTCTCTTATTTCTTTTAATGTCGTTTAATACTTTGTCCACGTTAAGTCCTGTAATTGGTTTTATTTTCATATTGTTGTAATGATGTAGCTTTTGCTACGTCTATAGGTATAGCATGCTTCCAAATATTGTGAAGTGTTTTCTATGTGGAAAACTTTTTACTTACTTTTTGTTAAAAGAAAGCAAGAAAAGCTTAAACAAGTCCCCAGAAGAACTAACTAAAAGAAGAAAGAAAATTCCAGTAATCAAGAAACTTAATAACTGAGTTTTCTTTATTCATAATTCTAAATACCAGTATCCGTATGTCATACCTCCTTGTGGAGTCCCAAGATAAACCATTTCTGCCTTTCTTAGCTTGTAGCCTTTTAAAAATAAAAGTCCCAACTCGTGGAGCAAGTGGGAACTTTTATCTACAACTACGCTCCACATAGTTATGTACACAAGTGTACACCCAAGCCGTTTTATTGTCAAGTTTATAACAAAAAACACTATTTCTAGTGCTTCTTGTTAAGTGTACTAAAGCTGATTATATCACTTTATGTTCCTGCACGTCATCTTCTGTAATACCCCAACCAACAACAGGCACTTTTTCTTTGTAGTCTGGGTCTGCAATTCGATATAACTGTATGTATGCGTGAGATACATCATTTCTAATACAGTCTTTTATAGACTTTAATTGTCTGTCATTTGTAATACATGCATCTAATTGAGTAAAAATCTTTCCAGATAGCTCTCTTAAAATATCTGTAGCCTGCCAGTAGGTAATTTGTTTTTCATCTACGGGGCGTGGGGACACCCCTTCCATTCCTTTTGTCATAACTTAACTTAACGCCGACTAAACTTAAATGGTTAGTGGCAATTATATTATAACAAAAGGACCAATTAAGGTCCATTTGTTTAAAGAGGGTGTTTATGAAATGCTACACACAATATGAAGTCAGATTGCTCTGACTAGGCAACTATAGCATAAAAATAAAATACCGCAAACGGCGTCGAGTGCGATATTTTATGAAATTTCAGACAGGATTAATTAAGTCCTGATATATATAATGTATTATATACTATTTTGTTACATTGTCAAGAAACATTGTTACAGATTTCAACCTCCACACCATACTCATTTGGTATATTTTTGCCTATAACAAACTTCACATCGCTAATAAAATTAACATGTTTTTGGCCATCACCTTGCAATACTCCTGCTGCAACCAAACCATCAAGTATATATTTTTTAGCAAAAACCACATTGTCTAAATCTTTCTTTTTATTGCGTATATACCAGCTAAACCTTACTTGTACAGGATAATCCATAACAGGGGGTATTTTGAGCCTCTGACAAGTATATTTTACCCACCCTGTTTCCTGTTTTTTTAATTTCCCGCCCTTTAACCTATTTTTTCTTTCCTCTGCTATATGTTCGTTGAGTCCTGGAAACTCATGTTCAAAAAATATTGTTATAGCCATTTTCTTCTAGGGTATCTATCTTTTTCTTCTCTTATCATTCTAAACTCCATAATTCTGTTCAGTTGTTTCTTGAATTTACTTTCTTTTTCATGATGCCACTTGCAAACAGGAAGTATTGCTCCATACTCGTTAACTCTTTTGCCTGCATAAATTAAATTATGGTGCCACTGGATTTTCCCCTTGCAATCTGTGGAAAGTAAACAACATGTTTTCATGAAAGTGTCTGCTGCTAATTCTGCTCGCATTTTAGCTGGTATAGGTTTAACCATACTGCCACGCTTTAAAGTTTTTTTGACTGGAGTTTTCACCTTCACAGTCATACTGTAAACCTTATATAAGTTACTTTGTTTCCCCTCGAAAAGTTCTGCTATTTTTCTTTTTTGTTTGGCCTTTAGTTTTTCTAGGCTTGGTTTTGTAAATCCTTTTTTGGATTTTAATTGACTTCTCTTCATGTGTAAATTGTTTATTAACCCAACGGTCTATACTTTCTAAGTAAGTTGATAATTTCACAAGTTATAAGTTTACAACACTAGTTTGTAATAGTCAAAAAAAAAGAGAGTGAGTGTGTGTTCATTCTCTTTTCTTACGATAGTTGAGTGGCGGAGCGTCCTTGAAAGGATTAGCAGTGAAGGCAAACCTTTGCACCTGGATTACGTAGGCGTCTACGCAAGACATGGAGCAAAAGATACGGCCATCATATTTCTGCATGCCACCTTTGAAGTCAACTACCTTTTGACAAGTTGGGTTCGTACAGCGTATAAGCATGTTCATTACTCCTCTTGTGCTAGCTAAGTTTAGCAAAGAAAACAAAAACCCGCCAACTTTAACAGGGATGCGGGTTAATGCAGAGTAAATATGTATTAAAAATTATGTATTTAAGAGTACAGTGGGGGGAAATCTTAACCCCACAACACAAGTGTGTACCTTTTTTTTGTTTTTGTCAAGAAAAAAAGAAACCAAATAAATGGTTTCAGTTTACCGTATGCTCCACAGCTTCACCGTCAGGCCCAAGGTAGACTCTCTCCACATCTTGATAGAACAGGGTGACTACACGAATGTAATCCCCGGCACACCGAGTATTGCAGTAGAGCCGACCGTCGACTTGTATGAACCCTTTAATTACGGGTTCGATGATGGCGTTGCAGCATTTATTACGGCACCTTAAGTTCAAGGCCATGGCATGTCCTCCTTTAGGTTAATGCTCATGTATCTGAACAGATAAGCACAGATACATAATCACTAAACAGAAGAGGATAACCGAAGTTATCCTCCCCACGTTGCCTTACTCAAAGAGGGAAAACCAGTTGGACTTCGTGAGGTTCGCGAGGAACTTCAGGTCGGTCAGCTGGTGAGCCACGGCATTGAGCGCAAGGGCAGACATCGTCTTCATTGTCTTGCATTTTGGCCTCGTGTGTTTGGTCTAGTTGCTTTATAGGGTGCAATCTAGTAAGTTTCCCTTTCGGTTCTGGAGGTAATAACCCTCTCACTAAATCAGTAGTATCGCTAAAGACTCAGTTTTAGTTATTACCTCCAACATCGAAATGTTAGAGTTTTTTCTGCCTACATTTGCGAGTATATACCCACAGGTAAAACCTTGTCAAACAAAAAGACGGTGGATAACCGTCTAATTGTTTATTTAATGCCCACCAGCATAGATAATCTTGTACTTCTCTATGTGGTTTGGTGTGCGGGAAGGAGGCCATTTCAGACCTACGTCGGTGAAGTCGTGTTACACCATTAGTCACTTCTCCGCCCTAGCCTTAGAAGACGATGTACAATACCGCTCTTGGCTTGTTTTACTTTTAATTGAAGTCTGTGAATGTCTAGCCGCAACTTGTTAATAAATTCTATTAATAACGTTTTGTATGTTTTCATAGAACACTGGCAAAGGCAGCCGAGATGCAGAACAACTGTGTACAGAAGGCCCATATTATATTTTTCATATACAGGCTAGAACCAAAGCCGCACTTCTAGCGTTATACTAGTTTTGCATTAAATTGAGTTTACGTCAATTCTTGCAATTTCTTTTTCCACAAGTTCTCCACTCGGTTTTCCACTTTCTTGGGTTGACTTAGCATAAAAGTAAGTAGCCGACATAAGCGCTATATCTTTAAATAGCCCCCAAGTGGTTATAAACACAGTGTCCGGATAGTTAATCAAAGCGAAAATATTAATTCCTACTAAAGTTGTGATTATGATTAAGAGAGTCACTCTTGTTGCCGATGAAAACATTGCTAGCATATTATTTTAGATATTGTTGTATTACGTTTTTAAAGTCAAGCCATCCATTGGGCAAGCCTGTTGAACGGTTGACACCATTAATAAGTTTGCGCACACGTAGCCAGTCTTTTGCAAGACAAGCCTCTACTACACCCCTATCTTTAAAATAGAGGGCGAGTATCTTAGCGCCCACAGCAACATCCAAAGCCAAATCAGGATTGCCAATTAAATCTAGGCCCAATTTTTGGCCATAAGAAGCATAATTAGCTCGTCCAGTTAATTGTATAAAGCCACGTCCTTTATAATGAACTCCATCCCCAGGATTAATATTCCCTAAATCTTTTCTCCCTTCATATGCTTGCCCACTTGCATACTCCATAATCGGTTTAAATCTCTTACCGCATTCTACTCTAACTGTAGCCATGGCCCCAGCCATAACCAGTGGGTTAACCTCTGCACCAAAGGCACTATACACAGCATCCCAACACTCATTAGCCCCAGCATAGAACGGTGTATTTATATAAAAGGATAAAAATTTTTCTTTTGTCATCGTATAATTAAAGTTATTAGTTTCATAATTGCAAAAATCCCAGATAATATGAACCCAGCTTTTATATGTTCTCTGTACTTTTTAATTTTGTGCATTGATAATTGATTTGACCATTAAATAGGCCCCACCTAAAGCCAGTAAGAGACCAAAGCCCCACTTTACGACTGATGTTAGAAATCTGCCATTGTTAAATACTTCGTACATTTCGTCGACTTTTTTGTCTCTCTCTTCAGAGTGTTTTAGAAGCTCTTCTAATGTAGCATTTAATCGTTTAAGCTCTTCTTGCATTTCTATTTCTCTTCGTATGTGGTTTTCATTATTAATTTGTATAGTCTCTCTACTATTTGGCATATATTTAAATCACAGCCCCCCGAATTTCAATTTCTTTTGCTCTTGCTTCTTCTGTCTGTTGTTCAATTAACTGTTTTCTCAGAATGATGTTTCCTAAGCTTTCTGCCTCATCTAGTAAAGGCTTGTATCTGTCGGCAATTTTTTGGGTTTCTACTCCTATTTTTTCTGATAGGGTTGCTTCTTCTTTCATTACCTGCTCTTGCCTGAGTTCCTCAAACTTTTCTGCAGCAATTACTTTTAATACTATTATTTCTTCTTGTGTTAATGTTTCCATATATCTATTAATCTATTTTATAGGCCCAGAATTGGGTCCCACCTGCCCCAAGGAGGCAAGCATTACTTGCACCAAAAGCCACTAACATTTCAACATAATCCCCGGCCGAAAAGTCATATATTGTCGTGTTAATAGCACCGTTCTGTGTTGATGTTCCGGCGTTACCGACACCGATTGCAGCGATAGTTGTACTCCCATTTAATCTGAAGGTTGTTCTGCCAATTCCATTAACGTCAGAGGCTCCATACCCACCAATTATGTACTTGCCGGCAGTGGTGAAAGTGATTCTTGTGTTGTTTGTCACGTTGTCATGCATGGTGTCAGTATCAAAACTTTCAGCATCAAAATTGACCGCGGTTAAAGTGGTTCCTATGCTTTGCGACCCACTCTTATAGACTCTACAGCCTACAAAAGAACCTCCCCCACCCCCTGTTGCCCAACTCAAAACACCTGACCCGTTGGTGGACAAAAGTTGCCCAGAAGAACCGTCTGCTGTAGGTAGGGTGTAGGTAACATTCCCAGACTGTGTTCCAACCTTGAAGGCAGTGTAGTTAGAGCCATCGTCGGTGTCCTCATAAATTCTCAGTTGCCCGGCCTGGGTTGAGTTCCCTTTTATGTTAACTGACCCAGTCCCTTTTGATGTAAGGTCTAGACCTATGTTTGAGTCACTTCCACTAGCTGTTATGTTTGGGTTGTTCCCTGTTGCGGCATTTGCTACAGTAATCTCATTTACAGCAGAGGCTGTTGTGGTGAAAATTACTTCTTCATTACCATTTGTGTCAGCGATGTATCCAGCCTTCACACTTGCAAACTGTGGGTTAGAAGAAGTCCCTATATCTTGTGGAGTAGAGAGAGTAATTGAACCGCCTCCATTTGTTACAACAACTTGGTTAGATGTACCTGTTAGTGTTGCCTTAGTTAAAGTGTTTCCAGTGGTGTTACCTATAAGCAACTGTCCATTAATATAAGTTGTTTGCCCTGTACCACCTTTATTTACTGCTAGGGTAGTTATTGTTGGTTCTTTAGCATCTAATTGAGTTTGTATTGCTGAAGTTACACCACTTAAATAATCTAGTTCTGTTGGAGTCACTGCTGAAGAGATTAGGTTTTTACTGGCGTCAATATATGGAACAGTTGTTGCTGTAGCATAGTCTAATTTTACATCTCCATAAAAGGTGTTATTAGCCCCACCTCCTGCACCATGTAAAGATGTTGTTGTGCCGTTGTTTGATTTTAGTGCTAAACCTCCTGAACCACTGGCTTTAACATCTGCACCAATTAAGTTCCCTGTAGTGTAAGTTACTGCTGTTCCGTTAGTTGTAGCACCTGATATACCCCCAAATGCTCCTGCGTTGTTATACTGAAGTTGAGTTGTAGAACCCCCTGGTGAACCACTACCACCTGTTGCATCTATTGTAACACTCCCTGTACCGTTATCAGTAAGTGTTACATTTGTTCCTGCAACTAGGTTTAGAAGAGTTTGACTTCCATTTGGTGTCCCGTCTGTCTCAAGGGTTAAACCAGAAGTTGATTCTACTCTAAGTGGGCTTTCTGGTGTTCCATCTCCGCTTAAAGTTGCATCATGGCTAACCGTTTTTAATCCTCCTTTATTAATCAGAAAAGAAGCTTGGTGTTGAAGGGTAGCCACAGCATAATCTAAATCTTTTTGTTGCAGTACTTTCTCTAACCCTTTGATAGCTGATTTATCTAATCTATCTTCGTCTTTTAATGAAGCAATTTTATCTCTTACTTCCTCTGCTGACATTGTAACTACAGTAGGGTCAATTTTGATTCTGTTTATTACTTCTTCTACAACTCTTTCTTCGTCTGCATCTTTTCCATCCTTTACTTCCCCCATCATTACTTCCATATCACCTAGAGTAGTTTTTACTTCACTTAAAAAGGTCTGTAACTCTTTCATTCTTTCCGCATGAGCTTTGTCTGCTTCTGACTTGAAGTCTGATATAGTTTCTTGATTATATTTAATGGTTTGTTCTAGTAGAGAATTTACCACTTGTTTAGTCTCCTCATTTATAGATTCTGTGCCTTGTTTATAGGTCTTCAGTATTTCCATGATACCCAAAAGGATTTGCTGAACATCTTCTGCTGTTATTAGTCTATCGGCACCAAGTAATCTTGTTAATTTATTTAAGTTTTCCATATATTATTTTTTGCCATTGGCTTTATTCCATAGGTCTATTAGTTGTTGTTTGGTTCGCATCTGTGTTATAGTATATAACTTATGCACAATTAGTCAATTATTCAGATGTAGAGTGGAAAACAGTTTGACATCTTTTTTGTTATCTGATACACTCAAATTATGGGTCACAGAAAAACAGGGACAAGACTTTATCAAATATGGTGTGGAATGAAACAGAGATGCTATTATCCCAAACATAATCGTTTCAAAAATTACGGTGCGAAAGGTATAAAAGTGTGTGATAGGTGGTTAGACTTTAGTAAATTTTACGAAGATGTGGAAATTGATTATACAAAGCATTGTAAAGAATATGGAGAAAGAAATACAACGATAGATAGAATAGACAATACAAAGAATTATTGTAAATCTAACTGCAAATGGTCTACTTTATGGAAACAGAGCCACAATAGAAGTAATAACCGTTTACTAACCTACAAAGGAATAACAAAACCTTTGATAGAATGGAGACGAGAAAAAGGGTTTAAACGGGGGTTAATAGAAAATAGACTGAGAAGAGGTTGGAGTGTGGAAAAAACATTAGAAGAACCAATAAATATAAAAAATAGTCATTAAATATATGAATAAAACATACAAAGATAGCAAACAAATCAAAGAAATTATAGATACTATAGTTAGTGTTGATAATATGTATAAGTGGACAGGGGAAAGTGACCTACGAAACCAATTAGAAGCTGTAGCCGAAGTTTCTTTTAATAACGGACAATTTACAAGAAATCAGGAAATATTAAGTCTAAAATATGAATTAGACTTTGCAAATACAGAAAATCAAAAATTAAAAAAAGAAATAGAAGAGTATCACATTTTCTCAAACAGTGAGGAAATTGAGTGGGGAATACAAAAAATTAAAGATGGCTACAATGAGTTGCAAGCTTTCTTAGGTTCACCAAATAGAATTAAATAATTATGAGAGCCTTAGTAAATTGTCCTTTTTGTAACTCTTCTAATAAAATGCCTGAAGACTGGTCAGAAGTTTGGAACGAACATTTAAAAGGACACCCAGACCCGTATCTGCTTATAACTAAAATAAATTACACAAACGATAGTAGTATAAATAATTATAATTTATACAAGAAACAATGTGAAATAATAGATATTATAAATGAAAAATTGGGCAAAAAACTGGGCATTTAATTATTTGCTTCTTTCCAGATTTTCTTTAGTTGCGATTTTGTTTTAACTTGTGTTGCATCGAAAACAAATAATTGTTTACCATCGTGACTCATTATAGAATCATAGCCGTCTTTTTTGATTTTTGTGATTTGCTTTTTATAAAAATATGGGGCTTCTATAATGTCAACTTGGTTTTCATTTAAGATTAATGTTTTTTTGGGTTTTACAAAACCTTCGTTTATAACACCTTGCCTTTCTCCTTTTGTCTTCCAGTTAATAAATTTCTTGTGAATATCAGCCATTTCTAAATCAGGGGTTAAATACACTCCACCTTCTCCTATATTTTTGTATTCATCTATTTTTTCCCCACCATGATAATATTTACCTTCCTGTGCATTTATAAAAGCCTCTGCACTCTTATACTTCCTTGCTTCTTCTGCTAGAGGTTGTAGCTCTTTAGGTATAGACTTTTCCACAACCTTACTTGCAGCTTTTGTAGACTGTGGTATGCTTTTACTTATGTCTACATTAGATGTTTTAATACCTTTATTAGTTGGAATTTTCATTAATCCTTTTGCGGGAATTGCACTGTTTTTTGTGATGGTGTTTGGGGCCTCTTTACTAAAAGTATTTTCAAGAGATTTCAAATAAGCTCTTGTTCTTTGTGCTGGGGAACCAGCCACAACGTTAGTACCTTTTTCAATTCCATAATCAATAAGTTTTTGGGTAAATCCTGCTTTCGAAGTTGGTATCTGACCTTCTGAAAGGGTTTGGAGTAAAGATAGACCACGATAATCTCCAGCGTCTTTCATGGCTTGTAGGGCTAAAGTAGCTTCATCAAGAGCTGGATAATCTGTTAGGCCTTCTAATTTTAACAACCAATCTTTTTTACCATTATTAAGTATTGACTGAACTGCACTTTTAGCGAGTGAAGCATCCTTTGCAAAATCTCCCGATTGTGTAGTTTTACCTAGAAATCCTGAACCTTCGTCAATAAAGTCTGATAATTCTGCATAGTTAGCACGAGCTTGATTATACTTTTCAAGTCCAGGCACATTCTCAAATGAATTTCTTAGTTTAGCTAACACGCCTTTAACAATTCTTTCTCCATTTGTTGTTTGTGTAATACCTTTAGCTGACTTGGCATAATTAATTTTATCACTTACTCTTGATAGAATTGCATCTATTTTTGCTACACTTGGGTTAGTTCCCGCTTTATTCAGTTCTTGTACAAAATCTTCAATAATAGCAATATCATCGGGTGCAACTTTAGATAAATCACTAGCCATTATTTTTTTGGTAATTCCATTGTAAGTAAGACCTGAATCTTTAAGAGCAGTTTCAAAATCCATGAATATTGGTTCAATGTTTACCTTGGTTTTACCAACTGTTTTAAGTTCTTGTCCCATTATAGAACCCGCTGTTCTTCTTAAATCAACAACTTTTCTAAATGCATCTCCTATCTTACTTCCTATATCTGAAATTGGAGCATCTACTTTAATATCAGTTAATGACTTTTCAGCTTGAGGTAAATATCTGTTATATGTTGCAAGGGGAGTTTCTGTTCTTGTTGGTGATGTCGTCAATCTTTCTACCGAAGAGCCAAACTGAGGTTGTACAGATTTGGAACCTGCATAAGATTGAATGTCTTGTTTAATGGAACTTCCATAACCAATAGGGTCTTTAGCAAATTTGATTGCTTTCTGAGTACCAGCAATAGCCAATGGTAAAGCTCCACCTATAAGACCACCAGTCGCACCACCCATTAACGTTTGTTGTGCTATTTGTTCTGTTGATGCATTGTCTGACATCGCCATACCAGCACCAGTTAAAGCACCTGTCCCTGCGCCATATAATGCTCCATATCCAGTTTTAGCAGCCAATCCTGCTCCTTTACCTAGGGTAGCTCCTGGGATAGCTAGGGCCCCTGTTTGGATTACATCTCCAGCTAATTGTTCTAGATTTTGTGCTGGTCTTACTTTCTCTCCTGTTATAGGTTGCATTATTGCATTAGCCCCACTTTGTTGAACTTGTTGAGATTGGTTTTGGTATGCTTGTCCTATTGTAGATGGCTGTTGCCCAGCTACTCTTTGCGAAAAGGTTTGCTCCCCGTCAAATCCGCCAGTTGCATTTATCAATTGGTCTAATTTACCAGCTACATATTTTGTTCCAGTTTCCCCTATCTTTTGACCTAATGCACCTAGTCCTGCAAATCCTGTTCCAATTAAATCAGCTGGCCCCTTTATGAGTGCCCCCCCTATGGTTTGTGCTAAGTTAGGTTCTTTCTTATCATTTACTCCCTCCACAGTAAAACCGTTAGATACAAACTTATCTATTAGAGTTTTTTTGTCTACTCCTTGAGGTGCTTGGTCAAGGATAGTTTGCATTTGTTGTCTGTTGATTGTTTTTTCCATATATTTAGAATTGGTATCCATAGGTTGGAGTACTACCTGTGGTGTTTAATTGATTGCTTATAGAGTTAAAGTACACATCTGTAACTGTTCCACCAAGGATGTTTCCACCTTGTCTCAAGATTTTGTCTTGTAACAAGTTTTTAACCTTTAAGAGTTCAGCGTCAAAAGCCTCTTCTGACATGTCTAATGTGAGAGCTGTGCCAATATTTCTTAAGAATTGTATATCTTTATCGGACATGGCTCCTTTTAATTTATCTAGGTTAGCTGCGGCCAAAGAGTCCTTAAACTGATTAAACTTAGCTTCAAAGTTAGCTCTTTGTGTTCCTGGTATTGCATCAGGCCCCACAAAAGGGATTAAAGACACGATGTTCTTTTTGAAACCAAAACCAACGGCCGCTCCTTTTCCTGAAGAAGATTCAAGCTCGGTTGCTATTTTGTATACATCCTGGACTGCCTGCACCGCTGGACTGTTTTGTACATTTTGATTGGCCCAAGCTAGAGCGGGTGTTTGATATTGTTTAGGTATTTTAGCAATATCCCCTGTTTTTTGATACTCTTTGCCCCAAAGTTCCGCATTTGGATTAGTCACCATTGAAAGGGTTGTAGGTTGAGCTGGTACACCCATAGCTGTTCTTACCTTAGCGACATATTGAGGAACTGTATTGTAGCCATCCGATGAAGTATTGTTAGAAAGAGGTCTGCCAGAAAACCACACGCTCGCCACATCATCCCAGTTGCCATATTTGCCATAGTTTTTCATCGACTGAAATTCGAAAACTTTCTCTTGAGCGTCTGGTGAGCTAAGAAATTGTTGTGGGGTCATTCTCCCAAGACCTGCCTCTTCTGTCCATGAAGGGATGTTTGCTCCCATCACTTGATATTTACCATATGCTTTGTCACCTGAGCTTGTTGCTGGCCCTATAGCTTTATAGTTATTAGAACTCTCTACACCAGCAATACCTTTTTTAAATAAATCCAAAGTAAAACCATTATCTACAGTTAATTGATTAGAACCGTTATAAAGAGCATTTCTACTCATATCTAAAAGGTCTTTATTAGCTAAATAGTCTTTGCCTCCGTAAGCTCCTATAATGCTTGCTACCTCTACATCACTGGCTCCACTGTTATAAGCCTTCAAAGCTTTTGCGTAAGTATCTGGGTCAATACCATTTGCTTGGGATTGCATTAATAGACTAGCAATATTCTTTTGTTGGTCTGCTTTAATTGTAAGAAGTTGTTTTTGTACATCAGCCATCATCGATTGTTGTGCGGCTACTTTCTTTTCTTCTGCATTAAGCAAAGGTTGTATAGCTTGTAATTGTGCTTGTAAAGTGGTGTACATTTCTTTTACTGGTGCAAACTTTGCGTCCACGGCTTCTTGGGCTAAATCACTAGCCAAAGCAATATTACCTTGAGCTGCTAAAGCTGAGGCATTAAGCATATTTATTTGACTTACTTTAACCGCCTTAGCCAAGTTAGCTCTTTTCTCCATAGACATTTGTTGGCCAGTAATAAACTCCATTGGGATTGTTTGGTCTTCTACATTTTGTAAACCTTGTGCTAAAGCTACATCTTGCTGACTGAGTTCTGCTTGTTTTTGTAGTATTTGATTATTTAAATTTTGCAGATTTGTACGCATTGTATCTACTCCTAGGGCTTTCTTTTGAGCGCTCAACTCTTGTGTTTGACCTTGTAACTGAGGTATAAGTTGAAGCATTGTAGACGAAATGTTTGAGGCGGCATCTGAGACTGGGGTTGGGATATTTTGCAAACCAGAAAGAGCGTAGTTGCTAGTTGGTTGTGTGTTTGTTTGTTGTGAACCAGAAGGAAGCTTAATTGGTTGTGTGCCAAAGGTTGAAATGTTTTGAGATTGTGGGATGTTTTGTGGGGCCACCTTAGCTTGTTGAGCTTGATATGCAGCTAAATTTTCTGCTGCGGTAGGCACCCCAGGTTGTGCTGAGGCATTAACTTGTGCAGCTGGTGTGATATTTGCCCCTCCAAAGGTTTGGGTATTTGGGTTAAAGGGTACTGCGGTAACTGATACATTAGAATTAGCCATGTTGTGTTTGAAAGCCACCGCAATTAGCTATTTGTTTTAAGTATATAATCATATTATATTGCTGTCAATTTTTTAGGTCAAAGCAACATATTTCCAAAGACTATTAATTCTATAGTAAAGTCTATAGTTGGTTCCATCAAAAACTAATTTAAAAGTTCCATTAGAGGCTGTGTCGGTTGGCACTGCCGAGTAAACTGTAAAAGGCAACAAATTCACTGGGTCAATTTGTGGAGTACCATCGTTTCCATTATGTATATGATAGGGGGTCTCATTCTTGTTAGTATAAAGAAGAGACTTTAACTTTTCGTCTATTGCTTGGTTTACTATTTTTAGTATTTCTTGTTCTTTCATATTAACGTAATCTTAAAGTACGCAGCACAGTATTTCTGTTTAACTCAACTTTTAATTGTATCCACTCTATATCATTTACTGGTAGATTCACCACCCTGGAAGCAATTGCGCCATATGTAGAAAAGTCCTCTGTAGACAATAGTGTCCAGGACCCCCCGATAGCTGTTCTGTAGGAAATTCTTAAACCACTACCAGAAATCATTTTTCTATCTAGGGTATATTCTATTTGTTGGAAAGTCTTTTTGTTGTTGCTGGTTCCTATATTAACCAGGTCAGTCACTACATATCCATTATAGGTTCCATACTTAGAGTTATCCCCATAAGAGAAAATATCCCAAGCATCTATTGTATAAGTAGTTGTTCCTGATAAATAGTAAGTTCCAAAGAACAAAATGTTAGTTGGTTTAGAGAAAATTGTCGCCGGCAAAGTCTCCACAACGGTTATTTGGGTGGCATCTGTAATGGTGCTTCCATAACCATTAGTGGGAGCCGCCTCTATTTGCAAAACTTCAGCTTCTGTATCATACGAGTATAAAGCTGTCGCCCCGTACAAGTTGACCCCAAAAAAGATTTTCTTTCTGGAAATTCTTGCTTGACTGCTAAAGACGATTGGAAGCACTCCACTGGCCCCCGCGCTACCGGATTGGCCAACATAACTAGCATTTAAAGGTAACCCCTCATACCCAGAAGAGGTACTGCCGGGCATATATAAATGGTCAGGTATTTTGAAAGCCCCAGTTAAAGATGAGAGATTGGACTTATACACCCTCCCTCTCAAATTTGTAAAAATGTACACCAAGTTACCAGACCCCACCATTTCTGTTACAGGGGCTTCTGGGATAATCAGCGGATTAAAGTAAGAAGCTGAAGCTCTATCCCACCAGTATAGTTTACTATAGTTACCACTTGAGCTTGACCCAGCCATGTTTGTACATACGGTTAAGTAGGTACCAAGTTCTGATATGGCCACAGGCTCTTCGTTGGTAGGGAAATCAAGTGAGTTGTTGTTATAAGTGTAAGTGGCTCCAGTTCCTGGTGCAAAGGCCGAGGCTCCAGCTAAGCGCAAACTTCCCACATAACCCAAACGCTGAGAACTTGAAGAAGTATCGTTGAAGTCTGTCCAATATAAAACATTGTCTGCTCCTACAAGAGTTTTGTGTTTGCCTGTATAAGAGGCTGTACTGTTCATGGATTGCCAGCCATTTGTCCAGGCGGCAGTCGTTAAATCTGATAGAGGGCCAAACACATCAATAGATGTACTTCTGAAATTGAACAAATAATTTTGCCAGACAGCTATACCGTTTCCAACAGTACTGGTTAAAGTATTCCCCAATATAAGCATCCACTGGCTACTCCCTGTGGGCGACAGATTTGTCCAGATTTTACCGGCTGTGTCTACTGCATAAACTGCCCCAGTGTTGTTGTCTTTACAAGTAGCTTGTATGTTAACAGGGCTGCTCACTGTTACAGTATGTGTACCTGAACCTGCAGAAGTAATGTTCACGTATACGGCATTCACAGCATTAGCCAAAGTAGTGGAAACCTTGAAGGTGGTTAGAGAAATAAACCTTAAATAGTAAGTAGTGGCCAAAGATAGCCCAGCTGGTAGTGTCCCCGTTGTTGTGAAAGTAACCGCCAAATAATCTTGCTGGGTATCAGAAGAAAGAGTGATTATATCTGTTGAGGCGTCTGCTGTAAAAGTTCTAGTTGCCCCAAAGTAATTAACCCCGATAGAGTTCACCCTGCCGTCTTGCGTTGCAGTGTTTGCAAATACAGCCCCAGGTATATCATTTACATTTAGATTCTTGACCTCAGCTAAACCCAAATAAGGAGAAGGGGCTATACCTTTCTCCCAACCATCAATTACTACATCTTGCCCACCCGCATAATTTTTCTCATATCTGTATGCCATATTAATTTAGTTTTTTGTACCATTAGTATAGGTACTTGTATTTTTAGTTCCATTTGTGTAGGTGCTAGTGTTTTTACTTTGATTAGTGTAAGTTGTTGTCATATTATAAGCTTGGAGTGTTACGTGCAACCATTACGACCTTCTCATCTTTCTTTCTTGAAGAGTAAAAATCTACAATTGCTTGCTTCATGGTGTTAAGCTCATTCATTAAAGAGGTTATCTTGTTTCCAGTTAGCATTTTAGCTACGGCATAATCCTTGGCCATATAATAAGAAATATAGCGGTGTAGATGTTTAGCAAAGCCTGGCTGAGTAGAGTCTACCCAGTTTGTAGTAGAGACATAGTTAGTTGTTGTAAAGTAACTAGCCTTTCTTTGGAAATATACTTTTAAACCACCAGTTGAGTTATAAGAAGGTTTAGGATATAGGAAAATAGAGTTACCTATTTTGTCATAAAAGATTGGTGTGCCTGCTGTGGACATAAAGTCAGTTAAAGAGTAGTTGTTTCCACCAAAAGTACCAGTGGCCGTGAGTCCAGTATTGGGGATATTAGCAGTACCTGGTGGAGTTAAGTCTCTTTGGTCAAAAGGAGAAAGGTATTGCCAATTACCATTTTGGTCTTTGCACTCTACACGCGTGATGTCTACCATCGAAGTGTCAATCGCATAGTCTTGTTGGTTTAATACCAGGTTAGTTGTACCAATAGGTAAGTCTGTATAGTTTGTGTCGTCAAATTGCCAGCGTCCATCGGCTTCCAAGATGAGTCCGACAACTTCATTTAACCCCATGTTCGCACTTCTGAGCATATCAGTGTTAGGATAACTTGTAAGGTCAGCATTAACCCACCAAAGTGCGTCTTGTATTAGCCCCTGTTTTGTAGTTGTGTTGGAAAAATCCATATTTGTAGATTGTTCCGCAAGTAATTCAAGTATATATACAAATTAAGTTATAGTCAAATAATAAAGACCCTGTTCGGGGAAGCAGAGCTTGCGGACTTACTGTTTCCCCGGATAGGGTCTCTATTATGGAAAGCTTTATTTCTTATTTCTTTCCCTATAAGCTTTTTTCCAATCCTCTAGGGCATCTGAGAACTCAACCACTACCTCTCCCAAGTCATTAGTCTCTACTTTAGTCACAATTTCAAATTCCCCTGTGTCATCTTTGGTTAATTTCATAACAATAGGGTTTAATTTGTCTTTAACCTTTTGCCCCTTGATGGCTATTTTATTCCTGTCTTGCTCTAATTTGTTAATGTCATCAGTTAGACTTTTAACTTCGGTTGACAGGAGTTTAAATTCTTTTAATAGTTCTACTGCTTTGTCATTTTTATATGTTACGTTTCTCATGTTTTATATTATTTTTTCATAGGCCTTCTCCCACTTGTGGCCGTTGTTATTAATGTCATACGCACTCTTTACATACTCATAGGATTTTTGTTTGAGTATAGCAATTTTCTCTGGATTGTCCAACAAATCGGTTACTTTGTCTACCCAGTCTTGCGGATTGTTTGCAAGTATCAGATAATCTTTGTCCTCTGGATTAACTTCATAAGGAGAGTTACCATCTGGGAAAGCTTGGGCCACGGTCGCCATCTTGCACATTGAAGCCTCCAAGAATTTAAGATTGGACTTGCACCGATTAAAGTAATTATCATGCCTAGGTATAAGCATTATATCTATTTTAAGTTTTGGTATAAACTCTAAGTATTCTGTAAGCGTCATGAAGGGATACCATTCCACATTATATTTTCTCCAAAAGTCTAGCTCTGGTTTGTATATTTCTCTGGCCTCTTTAAAGTTCTCTTTGTCTGGTGGTAATGCTTGTAAAACTATTTGAACATCTTTTCTGTCTTTTATTTTTTCCAAAAGAGGGATTATGTTTTCATAGTCTTTGTTAGAAGCTACCGACCCAGTGATTAACAGTCTAGTTTTCCCAGTGTCATTTAGTAATGGTTCATCCCAGTCGAAAGGGTCAACACAATTAGGCAACACTACTACATTTTTGTTCCACTGGTCATACTCTTTTTTGAGGAACCCTGTGGTCACTGTTACCATGTCAGCAATCTCTGCAAACTTTTTTAATTGTTCATTAATATACCCAACCGCATTGTCTAGCTTTTCTCTATCTTTGCCGAACATTTGCACTGGCACTCCTGAGTTAGCTCGATAAGTATCATCATTGTCCATGACTATTTTTTTACCTGCTTCTTTAAGTAAAAGAGCCGCCTCATACATTTCCTTTTGTATAGGTCGGTGAAAAACCACAACATCTGCATGCATGGCTCCTTTTATCATATTCTCTGGGGAGGCTTTTTTAGAATGCAAAGAGATTTTATCTCCATCCCAGCCATTAGCCTGGAGAGGTTGCAAACATCTTACATAACCACAGCTTTCATATTGGCCACCTATAAAATATACTCTCATTATTTAATTTGTTTTACAGGTTCTCCAGCACCATTTAATTCCCAGATTTCTATTTTACCGCTTGGATAAAATATCTTTCTGACTTTCTTTCCTGTCTTTGGGTCAACACCGTCGCTTGTTCGAGTGAGACTCGGTGAAATAACTACTGTCATGTTTGTTTTTTGTTGTGTCCTAATTAACTTGGGTAGATTGATTAGGTTGTCTACCCAAGCCACAACTAGATTATGTTAATAATTTAGTTAAGCAAACCTTAGTTAGCAGTTCTGATTAGAACACCACCGTTGTCACGGTTTTCTACTACACCGTAAAGAATGTCAGCTGTTGTTACAGTTGTAAGGTATTCTGGGATATAGTGAGATTGAACACGTACACCGTTAGCTCCAACCATAGAACCAGCCATAGAACCTCCACCACCTAGTGCAGAAGCAGCCCAGTGGATTGAGTCTTTGTTAGCCAAAGCGTTGTTTCTACCAGTAGTAGCAGCTACGTATTGGATGTTTTGAGATACAAACACAGGGATACCATACAACATAGCGTCTGGTCTCTTAGCTGTTGGGTCGTTAACTGGAGAGTTAATAGCTAGAGAGAATTTGTCGATGTTTTGTACTTGTTTCCAGAACACATTTGGATGCATGAAGAATGCAGTTTCCCCATTATAGATAGGTACACCTGCTGATTCTAGTAATGCAATCGCTGCACGAATTTCAGAGTCAGCAAGGTTAGTTGTTGAAGCTCCTACTACGTTAGAGAACCCTGAGAACAAAGTTGCCAAAGCTACTTCTAGCTTGCTTGCAATTGTATAACCTGCATCTTTTGCATATCTTTCTTGAACTGCATAAGATTGTTTGAACTGCGCAGCAACTGAGTCTGGGATACCAAATGATACCTCATACCATTGGTCAACTGTAAGAGTTACTTTAGTTTCAGTTGTGTTGTTAAGAGTTACAGCTGTTCCTACTGATACTGCGTTAGCAGACATTTCAGTTAGGTTAGGTGTATACAATACAGAACCTCCTGCTTTTAGTTCAGCACTTCTGTCTACGAAGAAAGAAGCTAGGTTAAGGTTGTATTTATAGAAGTCGTTTATTTTCTCGCCCCATACAGCTGGTATAAACGATGCCAGTGTAGTTGTGGTCTCTTGACCTGATGGAAATGCCATATATTAATTTATTAGGATTAAATTGTTAAATGAGCAACTCCCGCAATAGTCACTACTTCCCTGACATTTTATTCCAAACGGCCATATGCTCTTCTTGAGTCATGTTAGGCTTGATAGCCGGCCCTCCTTGAGAGAAGCCCGAACCATTCGAAGCCCCGAGTTTAGCTTTGGCTTTTCTCTCCTCATTCTTTTGTGTTGTTTCGTAGGTCTTAAAGAGCGGATTATTTAGTGCTTCTTTTAAAGTTGTCCCACTGCCACGAGCAATTATGCGAAGTTGTTCTAAAGCCTCGTCTCCATAACCTTTTGCGATGAGATATAGTTCATCTGGATTAATGTCTGGGCTACTCTTTTTCTCTTTTGGAGCAGGAGAGCTTTCCTTTTGGCTTTTATAGGCTATTGCTTGCCTTTTTAGCTTAGTATATTCTGATTTGGTCAAGGTCACCGAGTCGTCTTGCGTTGCCTCTGCTTCTTGTTCCTGGTCATTAGATTCGGTTTCAGTGGTGGATATCTCCTCTACTTGCAATTCCTCTTCTTGTAAGTTCTCTTGTTCATTTGTCATAAAATGATAATAGTTTAGCGTTTTTTCATCAGGACGATACCTGCTTTAATTAGTTTTTATACGGAACTATAACCGTTTGATTATTCACTTTGGTTGGCGTCTTTGTTTTCTTTCTTTGGAGCGTAGGTGTCATCTAGTTGTTTGAAGGCATTTTGTATAGCATTCTTGGCTTCGAGTATGCCCTGGGTTGATTCTCCTGCAAAAGCTTTCTTTACGGTCAAGTCTTTCAAGTGGCCGATAAGAAACTCTTTAACGGCATTTCGCATTTCCTCTTCTATGTAGAATTTATGTAATATGTGCATATCTATTGATTAGCTTCTGGCATAACTGCTTGTGCATTTTGCATAGCTGCTGTAGCTGTTGGTTGAGAAGGGATGGACATCTTTTGCCCTGTTCCTCCCATTCCTGCGATTTGTCCTGGAGAAAGAATCCCTGAAAGCTCTGCCATTCTCCCTACAATTTTGGCCATTACTGGGTCTTGCATAGCTTGAGGATTACGCGCTAATATCATAGAAATATATTCTAGGTTTTTCTTCTCTACATCTATATCTTTAAGCTCTTTAGTAACAATTACTGACACTTTTGGTTTAAAATCTTTGAACCAACCAGAAGCTATTTCTAGAAAACGGCGGTTCCCTCTTTGGGCTAGTTTCTGTTTAGTGAACTCTATACCCGCTGTGTATTCTTCTGGAGATACAATTACTCCGGAAAGGATTTTAGTTTTAACTTCTTCGTTAACAAGGTGTGTAGCAAAGGCTTCGTCCATCTTCATTAACTCGTCTTGTCCAAACTCTGAAGAAAGGATATGCTTCTTGTTAATTCTCTTCGCTAGGAAAGGTAGTACCCAGTCATTAAATAGCTCGGTGATAAATATTCCAGCCTCTTCTCTCTTATAGTCAAAGTAAGAAGAAGCTTGTTGAGCTTGGATAGCTAATGAACCAAGTGGTGTTCCAGAAGGCATGGTTTCACCTGTAACCGCATCAAAAGTATTAGTGCTTCTTTGTACTTGAGTATCCCAAGAAGTCTTGAGATTATTAAATTCTGGGAAAGAACTAGGAAGCAAAGACAAAGATTGTACTGACTCTCCTCGTTTAACTTTAATTACTGAACCATTTACTAGGTCTGTGATAGCATTATTTCCTACGTCCTCACTATCTGTTACCATTACTACTTTACCTGAAAGGGTCATAGCGTTTGTCTCTCCGATAACTGCGTCGTTAGTCCATCTCTGAGCTTCAAACCCTTCTTCAACTACCCCTCTACCTAATCCTCTACCTGGTATTTTTTCCCATGAGAGATATTTATATGGTGATTCTTCTAAGTCTTCATTAAACATGAGTATATGTTGCCCATCTTCACCAGCAACCACAAACCTCATTAATTTAAAAGTTGTTTCATCCCCTTCTGCACCAATTCCTGGGTCATAGGTTTCTGGGAATACCCCTGTTATTTCAAATACAGGTATTCTGTTGGTTTCAGTTACAGCATTACCTTTTTGTAAATTCTTTTCTTGTTTACTAACTAGCTTTAGTGCCTCTTCTACGTTTTCCCAAACGTCCTTCTTTTCTGCTAACTCATTAGGGAGCATGTAGTGCTTTTCAGTAATTACTCCATTACAAATATCTACTGGGTCAGTAATAACATTCTTCCAAGGTACTACTTCTATTTCTAATTCTAATTCTTCTTGTTCACCTGGCTCTTTATATTGACATTTTTTAACTAACACACCTCCATATCTAGCACGAGTTTGCCCAAAATCATTAAGGAAAAGAGAAAAATCTGATTGTTTCATCCATTCATACGCTTCATGGTTATAAAGGAAAGCATATTCTGCAAAGTTAGGATTATCTGAGATTATCTTAATGTCTTTAACGTCTATATCGGTTGCACGTACCGCAACATTTACTCGGTAGTTAACGATATTGTAAAAAGGTTTGTCTCTTCCTAACTCGTCTTTGTCGCCTGTTAAGTATTTAGAGTTAGAATAAAACTCTATTTTTTTGAGTGTATTCCATTGTGAAAAGGTAAGGCCGTCGATAAGGGTTATGTAGCCGTTGTTGTAGTTTTCTGTTTGCCGATTTAACTCGGTAAAGATTGGTAAATCTTGATTCATGATTAAAGATTGTACCGCAAGTTAAAGTAAGTATATAAACTAATCTTGTGTATGTCAAATAATCTCTCCATTATGGCACCCTGTATCCCTTTCCCCCTGATACTTTGGGCTACCCGCTACTAGGTAGGTGTGTTATGTGTTTACTTTATATGATAGATACTTCAACTGTCCCTATACCCCTATTATTCTTCAGTGTACCAATATCATGATTAAGATTATGTACTGAAAAGGTCGCTGGTTGTTGGTGCCTGGAACATTGCCAGCGCTGGTTTCAATACACAATCTAAGCACTTGTTTAACGAGATTTCTGCCTAGCTGCTCGTAAAGTAAATTTGTCAAACAAAAAAACGAGTTTTCACTCATTTCGTTTTCCCTTTCACCCCTACCCTCGTTGCAAGTAGGTAGGAATGAAAAGGGGCAACGATTTTTTTGGTGGTACTTTCGTACATTGATATTATAGCGTGAACACCGTGAATATGTCAAGTTAAATATTATAACTCTTTTGGTTAGCAAGTCTATTTGCAAACATTTGTTGTTGTTTTAAGATTCTATCTTGTTGAGAGAGAGGATTAACAATTGAGTTAATAGCATACCTAACTGCATCCAGGGCGTGGTCTAGCCCTCCTTCTGGTTCGTTAAGCGTTTTACCATTCTTATCTACCCTCCAAAGATAGTTACGATATTCTTTGATTAAGTTGGTCGAGCGTTTAGTCATGGAGATTCTTTGAAATTGAACCTTCTGTATCCCCTGTCTAATTGA